TTTTACTACAGCAAACGGATGACTTTGGTTAGGGGAACCATGCATATCAGTTGGTTTCTTAGGAAAGCCGCCGTTGGTAAAAAGGTTGTATGCTTTTTCTGCCGCCGCACGATTGTTTAGTCTTTTATTTGCTCCATCCATCATGATAGCTTCTATGGTAGCTTTTTTGACCGCTGCCGATCTCATGACTCCATCAACGCTACTAAAAAACTTGTTGGCAAACAATGTGTCTGCACCAAAGCCAAACACTCTTTGCCCCGGTGAGCTTTGATTTAGCTTAACGTGTATGTTTGCTTTATCAGTTTCAACGTCAAACTTTGCTGTTCCACCAATAGCAGAACCCGAAATAGTGCTTCCTGCTAATGCACGATTTGTCGTTCTTTGTCTTTTATAAATTACATCGGTGTTTAAAACATTGTTGCTAACTCTAAATGCTTTACGAACAAAAGCATCGAAAGCACTTATTCCACTAGTTGCGTAGGCTCTTTGCGCTCGATCTCCCATACGTTGCATATCAACAACATTGTTCCAAGCTTTTGTTAAAGCTTTGTGTTTGGCTGCCCAAGTAGATAAATCGGCTGGAATAGGATCACCTGAGATTGCGTCCATTAAAGCGAATTCACAAGCGAAGCCAAGCATTTGATCTGATAGTAATTTTTTTACTGGATCTTTTTCATCATCAGCTTCGTTTAAAATATATTCCCACAAATATTTCATTATCATTCTCCTCAATCTGGTGTGACAACAATATCTACTGTTGGAGTTTCTTCTGAATCTTCATCTTCGTTAAGCTCTGCGCTTTCTAATATCTCGCTGGCTTCTGCACCTTCGGGTTTGTAATATCTTGTTTTTAACCAATCAGACATTTCTTCGTCATCCATTGGTTCGATAGCTGGCTCTCCAATGTCTTCTGGGTCGGGCATTAATTCGTCATAAGATTCTTGCTTTTCTTCTTGCTCGAACAAAATCTTGTATAGCTTTGTGTTCATTAAAGGTTCCTCGTTCTATAACAATATATAGCTTTTATCATGCAAACTATTGTTCACGACAATAAACGTATAACTATTTTACACGACGGGAAAGTTGTTGTTGTGTCTCCTGTAGACAATAACAAAATCATTGTGCCTTTCCATTGTCCTATGTGTGAATATCCAATGAAAACATCAGACGACGCTCAAAGCTACCGAGAAGTAGAATGTTGCAGCATGTGTCAGCTATATTGGAAAACAAGCAACATAGAACCAGACAAAACAAGCGAACGTTGGAAGAGTTATATGCAACGCAGACATATGGCATTCCTTCCACAAATCCAGTTTAAATGAATACTTATCCGTAAAGGATAATCACAAGATATGCCTATTCAGCAAAAAGCACGCTATAGATTGTTAACCAATCTTCTTAACACTTCATTCGGTAAATCATCCGAACGTCAATATCCAAACCATTTTGTTAAATTTACAATGCCACTTGAAAACACCATTCAAGTTAAAGCGCAGATTCTTGTTAATCTTGGCGGCACAACAAACGCTTATATTGCGATTCGTCCAAAACTTCGTGAAGAACTATTAGAAATCATCAAGCAACGCTTGGAACGTATTTCAGACGAATATAAACGTGCCGTTGAAGCCGCAACAGATGAATCAATGCTTTCATATCGTAAACAACCTTACGAAGAAGCTCCAGAAAAAACTGTTAAGCTAGCCGTTGACAACTATTCCATTCAAGAATGGATTGAACCAATCTCAATGAGTGCTTATCGTAACAATAAAACCAATATATATCACTTACATTGCGTTGTAAGCGTATCATAATATCGGCATGGCATTAACGAAAAAAGAACAAGTTGATGAAATAATGAAATGTGGCAGCGATCCCTGCTACTTCATTAAAAAATACTTGTATATTCAACATCCCGTTAAAGGTAGACTTCCATTTGAACTTTATCCGTTCCAAGAAGAATGTATTAATTCGTTCTTGGATTACAAGTTCAATATTGTTCTTAAGTCTCGTCAGTTGGGCTTGTCCACAACAACATCTGCTTATTGTCTTTGGATGGCAATGTTTAGACAAGATGCCAACATCATGATTATGGCAACAAAGCTGGAAACCAGCAAAAACATGATTCAAAAAATCAGAACAACGTTTAAAATGCTTCCTCCTTGGATGCTTACGTTGCTTGATTTAAAAGAACCAGAAGCAGAATCTGTTAAGTATATCAAGTTCAACAACGGATCAAAGATTACAGCTATTCCTACATCTGCTGACGCTGGTCGTGGTGAAGCGTTAAGTCTTCTTGTGGTTGACGAAGCTGCTCACGTTGATGTTCTTGAAGAACTATGGTTAGGTCTTTATCCTACACTATCAACTGGTGGTAGAGCTATTATCTTCTCAACTCCTAACGGCAAAAACTTTTTTTATCAACTATGGGCTGGAGCAGACACAGGGGAATATGAAGAAGGTAAGGTAGGCTTGCACTGTAAAGGTGTAGGTCAAAACAAATTTCATGGCATTAAACTTCCTTGGTATGTTCATCCAGAACGTGATGAAAAATGGTTTGAAGATCAAGCCAAGCCAATGGATGCTAGAGGTATTGCACAAGAACTTTTGTGTGGCTTTGAAGGTTCTACGTTAACCTTCTTTGATCAAAACAGCATTGATTGGATTCGTAACTTATCTCAAACTCCTATTGGCTTCACAGGGCCAAACAACAAAGGTCAAGACTTACACATTTGGAAAACTGCTATTCCAGATCACAAGTATGTTATAGCCGCAGACGTTGCAAGAGGTGACGCAGAAGACTTTTCAACCTTTCATGTGTTTGATACAAATGAAAGCGAAGTTGTTGCTGAATATATGGGCAAGATTCCTCCAGATAGATTTGGAGAATGGCTTATAGAGATTGGTAAAAGATATAACGATGCTCTTATCGTAAATGAAAAAAACACGGTGGGTATTGCAACAGCAATCAAGTTAAGAGATGCTGAATATCCAAACTTGTATTACGATTTAGATTTGGCTGAAAAGATGCTAACAATGACGCCGGATGAAAAGAAAGACGTTCTTCCCGGCTTTACAATCACTCCCAAGAACCGTGAAAAGATTCTTGAAAACTTAGAACAAGTTATCAGAAACCATCAATTAAAGATTTATTCGTTACGCTTTGTTGCTCAAATGGAAACGTTTGTTTGGAACGGCAAACGTGGTCAAGCATTAAAGAAACGTCACGATGACCTTATTATGGCAATGGCTATTGGTTTGCAAGTATTTACACCAATGGCTCATGAACAAGGTTATCTTGGAATGTTAGCCGTTAACAAAACCATTGCTGATGCAATGCTTGCTGGCATGACAAGAGGTTATCGTGATGTTAAACAAAAAGTTAACGGCAAAAAAGTTCCGGCTGGAGTTAATCCAGATTCAGTTAAAAACGAGTTAGAGTTCAGAAAAGAATTTTGGTGGCTTTACTAATCTATACGTTTTAGATACCTTTTATGCCACTTTATACTAAACACTAGGAGAACTATTATTATGGCAAACAAAATCAATGTAGGTAACCCAGAAGTTACAACCAAAACAAACATCTTAGACATTGGCCTTCCAACAGAACTTGAAAATGCTATATCAACAGGTTGGGACCACTTTGACGCTCTTTGCGCTGGAGATGGTATGATTCCTTCCACCGTAGCGATTCTTACAGGTCTTCCCGGTTCTGGTAAAACAACGTTTGCAATTCAACTTGCAGACTCTATCACAGGCACAGGTAACCTCGCTCTTTATAACACTTGTGAAGAAAGCATTTATCAAGTAAGAAGAACTGCTAAAAGAATGCAACTACAACACGGATTCATTCCATCATATCACAATGATGTAAATGACATTCTTAAGCACGCCGACGAAATTCGTGCAGAAAATCCCGGTAAACAACTATTCCTCTTCATTGATTCACTTCAAACAGTTGAATGCAATGAAGTTGATCCAAAAACAAACAAAGTATATTCTCAACAAGCTCAAACAATTCAATCAGCTTGGAGACTTGCTGAATGGTGTAAAAAGAACTATACCAACGCAATCATCATTGGTCAAGTAACCAAAGACGGCACCTTTGCCGGTAAACAAGAAGTTAAACACGCTGTTGATATGCATATCTCTCTTCACCTAGACACAGATCGTAGAAGTGAAACTTATGGTGACAGAGTTGCAATGGTTGAGAAAAATCGCTTTGGTACAGGCGGGCTTTACTTCCCTTACGAAGTTACTAGCAAGGGAATCCAATTCAAAGATTAAAGAGCGTCTTTAATAGCGTTTAATTTTGCAAACAATGCTGTGATTTGCTCGTTTGGAGCTCTTTGAAAAGCTATCTGAAAAGCTTTAAAGCTTTCAAAATCTTTTAATGCATTAGCGGGTGCTGCTAGTTTTGGTACATTAGCATTAATATCAGCAACTGCTTTGCTGATAGCGTCAGCAGGCGCATTAAATGCTTTGGTATATTCTTGTATTGTTGCTTGAAAATTTGCTACTTTGTTACCGCTACCATCAACAAGATTTCCGTCCGCATCCATTCCAGCACCAATTCCATTTGTTACATTTACAACCTGTTGTTGTGGATTTCCACTGGGGGTGTCATATGAAGAACTATAGCCGGTATATGAGTCTTTAAAGAAACCTGATAGTTTTGACGTTGCCCAAGCTATAGCTCCTGCCAATGCAGAAAGAAGTAATGCTGTAAGAAAAAACTCATTAAGTTGAATCTTGTTGGCAACTTCTCCTGTTTTTGCATATTCCGACAAAACTTGTTTTTTGAAATACAACTTAGCAAGTTGTTGTTGTTTTGCTGTTAAAGCAGATTCAGCAACTTGTTCTTGACCAATTTTTGTCAGTGCGTCTTGTAAAGCAGAAGATTGTTTCAGCAATGCTCCAAAGGCTCCTGTATCTGCATTTACACCAATAATCGTAGAAATAGCTTTGCCTATTGGTTCTATAGCTGGATCTGGACCTTGTTGTGCTGCTGCTCCTCCTTGTGGTGAGACTCCTGCCGTTGCTGCTGGTGCTGATGTTGGTGCTGATCCTCCTGATGGTTGTTCAGCTAGAACTTTTTTTGTTTTAACAAGAGCAGCAAGATATTCAGAGCGATCAATCAATCCAGCTTCATAAAGTCTTTTTGTTAACATAAACGATTTGTTTATGTTTTCGGTGGTTGGTGCTGGTGCTGCTGGCTGTACTATAAACGACATATTTTGTGGGAGCCTACTAAGCCTATCCCACTCTGCATCAATAACGTCCTTTTTTAATCCTATTGCATCTAGTTTTGCCTGCAAACTTTCTTCTGTTTCTGCTGGGACAGCTACTGGGGCTGTTGCGGCGGGGCGTGGCTCGTTTGTAACTGATGCTTTGGCTTCTCCTCGTTTTCCTTTGCCACGCCCGCCCCCGCCACCGGGACCACGGCCTCCTCTTGTTCTATTTGCTTCTCTAGCTCCTTCGTTTAAATGATTTCTAACATCAAGAACAGAAGCAAGATATTCTGAACGTTCAATCAATCCAGCTTCATATAGCTTTTTATCCATCTTGAATCTATCAACGATTGATGACTCTTTTAATGGTGCTCCTGCTGATGCTGTTCCTCCTACTGCTGGTGTGGTTGTTACAGTTCCTCCTGCTGATGCCGCTGGAGCTTTAAGTTCATCCCACAATGCTTTCATCCATTGAGGTTTGGTTATGGGCTGGTTTTTGTTAGCCACTAAAGCCTTTTCAAAAGCACTTTGAGATTTTACTGCGTCTACTGGTGCTGGTTGTGTCGCCGGGGCCGCTGGTTTTGCTGTATTGACGCTATTAAAAGCCTTTGCAAAGTTGGCAGCGATTGGAGCAAGACCTTTGCTATCGTTTGAAATTATGTCTGTTAATGCTGCTGCTGCTTTAGCCGCTTCGGTGGTGGCTACTTTTAGTTTACCTTGAAAATCCTCTGCTGCTTGTTGAAGTTCGTCAAAAGCTTTGTCGTCAGACAAAGCATCAAAAATCAATTTTGCTTCATCGGTGGCTTTTCCACCCCAAGGCTTCAAAAAAACTTTTATAAACCAAGCACGATTTGAACCGCTTGGTTTTAAGTTTTTGATTACGTTATTAATCTCACCGATTCGTTCACGTTTTACTTTGCCTTCTTTGCCGCTAAAAAGTTTCTTAACCCAGTTTGCTTCTTGTTCTAGATTAAGATATTCCTTCGACCAATCTTGCAAAGCTTTGATTGGAACAAGCTGATCGTTTTTTGGATTCAACGTAAGTTTGATTGCCATTAGTTACAACCTTTTGATATTAAGTAAATAGGCTAACCTTAAATACTTGCTTTTGAGAATATAATGTGTTAGCATGAAAGTATGAGTTATACTGATTGGAACAATTATCTAACAACATTAAAGCAACACTGTGTTAACAACAACATTGAAGTTGTTTTCAAGCGTGGTTGCCAAGACGCTTACACTGTAGAAACTCAACTGATCGAAATTAACAGCAACCGAACAAAGCAAAATCAAGTTTATATTTTGCTTCACGAAATCGGGCATCACAAAGTTGTTAACAACAAAAAGCTTGCAAAAAAGTTTGCATCATTGAATCAACCATATTCTCGTAACTTGTCCAACAAGATTTTAAATCTTGAGGAAGAAGTTATGGCATGGCATTATGGAGAAAATCTTGCGGCAGAACTTGGAATTGAACTTGACTCAAAATACCAAGTGCTTAAAGCAAAATGTTTGAAAACTTATATTGAATCAATCAGTTCAAAGAAAAGGAATCAACAATGAAAACAAATCAAAGCGAAGAAGACATTGAATTATTCAAACGTTATCAAGAAACAAAAATCCTAGACGAAAATGGAAAAGTTCTAAGAGCTGATGTAAAGCTACGCAATGATTTAGCTGAACGAAACGCAAAGCTTGTAACGTTTGTTATCAACAAGTTTTATAGCAAAAAGCAACGTCATAAGGAACTAAGAAACGATTTGCTTCAAGAAGGTCATCTTGGCTTGTTTGATGCTATTGATGGATTCAAACCCGAACTAGGGTTTAAGTTTTCAACATATGCAACTTGGTGGATTCGACAAAGTGTAAACTCATATCTTTTGGATGAAGAACCAATGCTTCATATTCCCAGCCATATCAGAACAGCAAGAAACAAGTTGTTTAATCTGGCAAAGGAACGTTCGATTGCGTTTAAAGACATTGGCAAAGACATGTTAGAAGAACTTAACATGACAGAAAAGATGTTTGCTTCTGTTACAGCGGCAGTAAAAACAAAGTCATGGAACGTTCAATCAATTGATGAACCTTTATCATCCAGCATGGATAGAACACTACGAGATGTAATTCCTAGCAACGATGTTGAGTTGTCAACATCAGTTGACAACAAGCGTATTCTTATTGCTGCCAAAGAAGCGTTTGCTAAATTGTCATTAAGAGAGAAATGTGTTTTGTTGGAACGATATGGTATTGATTGCAGTCAAATTCTTAAGAAGGAAGGTGAGAAATGAATCAGAAGTATATAACTATCGAAGAAGGTGAAGACTATCGCACCATTGCGGCAAAGATGACAACATTAGGATATAAAATGAATCATGCAACAGCAAGAAACATTCTTTTATCTGGGATGTATAAGTTCATGCAACATATGTCTGAATCTCTTGGTAAACCGCTATCAGAAGAGGAATGCACAACCTTGGTAATGCGGCAAGACATTCATGAAGTATTGGGTGATATTCTTCCTCTTTGTGCAACAGAGGAAACAACATTATGCCCGGTGGAAAAATAACAATAAAGTCTGATATTCCTGATTTCGAAAGCTTTCTTGCACGCAAACGTTATCCTTTAGATAAATGGTTGCTTGCTAATAACATCACTTCTTTAGAAGCGTTTAAAAGCCTATTAAATTCCGGTCAATGGGTTATGAGCGAAGCCATTGTTAAATCCGTTGAAGAGCTTTTAAAGCCTGTTCCTACGCCAGCAAAAGCCATTGCACCAGTTGTTGAAGAACCTGTGCAAGTTGTGATGGCTGCGGTAGAAGAACCAAAAGTTGAAACACAAGTTGTCCTCACTAGTGAGGATTCTGTGGTTTCTTCTATAGAAGAAGTTGTTCCATATGTTGTGGAAGAACCTTCTTTAGTTTCAGTTAATTCTTACAAAGAAAGAAAAAAGTCAAGGTAGTATTTTCATGAGTTCTCGTCATCAAAAAGAAAAGCGTCTTCGTCCACAAAGAGATCCTTATAAAAGAGATCATTTCGATCAATCAAAGTATATTGCAATTCCTGTAAATAACAAACAAACCCTCGATTCTACAATTAACGAGGATATCGCTGATTTCACTGATGAAAACGACTATGACGAATTCGAATGAAATACTTTTAGAGATTGTTTTTTAACTGGCATACTGAATCTACCGAAAGGAGCTACGGCAACAAAACAACAATCCCGTAGCAAAAATGAAAGGTAGAAACATTATGTCATACGAAACAACCAACTCATCATACGATTCACTCGCTCGCATTGGCACCGGCTCAAACCCACGCAACGCTTTGCGTTTCACTCCAACGAATTCAACCGATATCGGTGTAAGCGTTGAACAACCTGCTAGCAAGAAGGCTATGACGATGGAAGTAATTGTACCAATCTCACGGTCGAAAACTCGTTCTCGTCGTACCGCTCACTTCACCCTTAACGGTGCTCAAGCTCGCAAGCTTTACGAAACACTCAGCAAGTTTTATTCAGAACGTGATGGTGAATGATATAACATCACATTACAACAATCAAAATCTCTAATAAAGGCAGGATGTTATACATCCTGCCTTTTTTCTTTGTTCATACTTATAAGTATGACTTCGAAGTTGCAACTAAAAGATATTGGAAAGCTTTACAAGGTGAAAATGCTTGCCGAAGCTTTTATTCTTTGCAACAACGTTATCGATGCAGGAGATTGGTGGCGCAAGGTTGTAGCCTTGAACGCAAATTCACGATCTTATAAACACGATACAATCGAAAGCACATATGGTTTGTCGCTAGACAAGCTTTTCTCTCAACTTGATATCGATCAATATGTTGTTGAAGTGTGTTCGTTTGTGATTATTACAAATGGTGGCTATAGATTTATTAGGAACAATCAAGAAGCCGAAAATGTAATCAAAACAGGTAAACGTTGGTCGATAAGAGCTGTTGGCGTAAAAATCTATCACAGCTACGATCCAGAAACAAAAACACTTGGCAAGATATGGGAGCCAACATCGCTACCAACAATTGAATGGTTTTATTTGCCAAGACACTTTGTTGATTTAGATATTGCTCAACTTTACAACAGCATCAATGTTGGTGATATGGTTGTGTTCAAAAAAACACAAGCGTTTGTTGCAAGTGTTAAAACGCTTAAGCGGAAAAAGTTTTGGGCTACATGCAGTTGGACAAAGAAAAAAATAACTGTATTGAATGGAAGCACTGGAAGACAAATGCGATTAACTACTAGTCGTGATTATACGATATTAAAAGGAAAAGTAACATAGCTTACTCTTCGTTGTCTTCGTCGTCTTCGTCCTCAAGTTCTGTTTTAACACGATCAACGATTGAAATGGTGTCATCCACAGTTGACATTTCATCGGCTTCTAAAAGTGTTTTATACTCTTCCATGAACTCTTCAAGGCGATCAATCAATCTAGCAAGTGCTCGTACATTTGACATATAATTATCCTTTTTCAACTAACTCAAACTGTTTTTTACTTCCGATAATCCAACCAAATATATCACCATACAAGCATTTGTAATAAAAACCACCATTTTCGTCTTTTAGTTCATCAAGCAAGATAAATGGTTCTGTTGTTGATTTCATGGTTGATCTCTTGGGAGCTTTGCAAAGCTCACTTGTTAATATACTTGGCATCCAATTATTGTTCTTTGTTCTTTGGTTAAGTACGTCATCAATATCAGAATACAAAACAACATATGACTGCAACGAATTCTTTTTACTTCGAATGTAACAAAGGGAACCTTTACGCATTTATAAAGCACAACTCCATTTTCAACTAACTATAGGATAACATGGAAACGTTTGTTGGTAACGAAAGATATCTTACACATGTGTTTAAGTCAAGTACAAATTTATCATATTGCAAATATGATACTGTTCTATCTCTTCTATTGGTTATCTTCCACAACGGTACGGAATACGAATATTCTGGTGTAGATTTACAGACTTATCAAGAACTTATATCAGCGTCTTCTGCTGGAAGCTATTTTAACAGAGTAATAAAAACTTACAAGCACCAAAGATTTAAATAATACTTATCCATATGCGTAAACTTTTCGACATTCTTTTCACCAACGAAAATACTGGTGACTTTTCTGGTGCTGGTACTTTTCAAGGTGGGCCTTATGGATTTGGTAACCGTTATCAGTTAGCTAACTCCCAAGTATGGCCGGGACTACAAGACCCAGATGAAGGATTACCTCCCAATCCTTCTTTAAGACCTGCAATTGACGCACAAAGAGATCCAAAGGACACCGAATATGAATCCCTTGAAAGTTCTGAAATTTACGATAGTCGCCCTCATTTATTGCCCGGAGAGGATATGGTTAGAGACGAAGTGCTCCTTAAAAGCAAAGATATCGAACCTTCGTACTTTTATACGCCGGACTTTATGAACGAAGACCCAGCACGAGTTCTTTATCGAGACTTACCCGGCTTTCCTGCCATGAACACTTTGTCTGAACCAATCGATCACGTTCCTGACGATCAAGACCCAGACAGAACAGAACCAGAAGAAGAACGCTATAATGTGCCTCGTTTGCTTCCTTCACCAAGAGAAGGCAAGCGTGGCGTTCCGTTTGGTCATGGACCGGTTAATGTTCCCGGTGAAGGAACTCTTAGCATGAAACCGGGAGACATTGGTGTGCAAGCCAGTATGTACGATCCTATGGAACCAGAGGGTAACCAACTAAACCTAACCAAAAAACGTAATCAAACGCTTAATCGTTGGAAAGAAACAACTGAAGTTGATAAAGGACACACCAATCGTGACGCTGTGTTTAATCATCTTGTAAAGCCTATTGATTACATCAAAAAAGAGTTCGGCCAAAACGATTATGTAAAAGACTTGGACAATCCTGACGATGTGCCACTTCATGCTGGTGGACAAGGAGTAATCGCACATCCTGTTAAGCATGTTCCCGGCAACATCAATATCTATAAGAAAGGTAATCCCGGTTATTCTCTGGGTGAGGCTAAGGAAACTAAAATGGCAAAGAAAGAACCAAAACGTGAACTTGAAGATTATGTTCCAAAAGACCTTGATAAAAAGGAAACAAAGGAAACATATGGAAATGGTATGGGTCAAATCATGAAAGCTTATCAGTTTCCCCGTGAAGATAGAGAAATAAAAAAACACAAACCTCTTGAACCGGAACAAACTTATATTCCATATCAATATGATCGCAGCAACATTGACGTTATCATTCTCGACAAGCTTTTCGAGAAACTATCCAAACTAACAAAAAAGTCATGAAGTTATCGGATATCATCGAAGCGAAAATATTGCAAAGATTAGCTGAATCCAGTGAAGAAGATGTAGAAAAGCTTCACAAAGCTAACGAAGTCTTTGAAAGTATTATAAGCTTTGTTGAAAACCTAAATCAAGACCCTAAAAACTTCGATAAAAAATTTATGAAAGACAACGAAAATCGGTTGTATGGAATTAAGTTGCATTCCATAATATCGATGCCAGAAACTGAAAACATGCGTGTGTTATTCTTTGATTACGATATCGAAGGAGTGAAAAAAACCATTAAAGCAAAAGCTGGAAGAAAAATTGAAGGCGATCAACTTAAAAGCGTTTATGTTTCGTTGTTCTTTGATGCTCCATCTTCTGTTAAAGAAAACGTAAAAACATACAATCGTTGGTTTGCTAAAAACCTAATCAACATTTTGAACGATTCAAGATATCGTTCTTCCTTTGTACATGAATTTACGCACACACTTGATTATCGCAGAATAAATCCAGAATATCTTGTTGCAAGAGCAAAACAAAAAATATCAGAAAAAGAAGCGAAGAAAACAAAAGATCGTGACAAGTACATCAACGATCCATTAGAGCTTAATGCTTATTACCAACAAGCGATGAGTGATATATACAACAAGTTACTTGCTACTGAAACCGTAGAAGAATGGAACAAACTTATAGGAAACACTCCACAAGAATTTGTAGAAGTGCTATTAGCAAATTTGCGTCCACAAGTTCAAAAACGGTTGAATCCAGAAAACGTTAAACGTCTTATGAAGCGTGCATCAACAACTTGGGAATATTTAAGATTAACATGAGTATTATTCAGTATTTCGTTATTTCGATTGTGTTGATTGTTGGCTTGTATTTTTGTCTAATCAAAGAAGACTAAACTACCCTGTTGCTTGAATATAACGGCATTATGCGGGCGTTGAAACTAGTTTGTAGCAGCGATTTATCGTGCAAACGTTTTGCCGTGTAAAAAGCCATTAAGATCTTTTTGGGATATCTTCCAAAAGAAGTAAACCATGATCGAACTCCCAATGGTGATTTCTACAAAGCACAAGGATGTTATCAGAAGAGTTGATTTCTTCCAAATAAGCTGAATCTGGGAATGATGAAACAGCTTTTATATGAGCTAACTCTACATGGGTAGAATACCCACATTTTTGGCATGGCAACTTTTTTAAAGCTCGATTATATGCAGCATTATGATGACGAACATGAGTTGTCTTCCAAGAAGGATGTTTACCTTTAACCGACAGTTTTTCTATACATTCGACAAGTGTTATATTTTTTGTAGTTTTTTTATTGTTTCTACAATCACGGCACAGATATGACCGATCATCATTCAAACGAAAAAACGAAGTGCCACATCGCTTACATTCTCTCGATTTTGGTGGATTTTTTTGTTTTCCCTTATTGTTCCAAGTAGCAGCACATGAAGAGGAACAAAATGTATTTCCATTCGTTTTGGAACTTTTAGGTCGATAAAAACTGGCATTGCAACACAAACAAATTGAATTTTCTTTCATATGAGCTTTGCTAAAAGCAATCGAACATTCAGAAGAACAAAAAAACTTTTTTGTACCTTTTTTGACTTTTGCTTGATAACGATTTTTTTGTAGTGTATACTGTTTTTGGCAGTGAAAACAAACAAGATCAACTAGTTTAGACATACTAGACTCCATCTGCCCTTATACCGGCTCTGTCTTCTAAACAGTAGTACCGTAATTGGATTTATGCAGGTTCGAATCCTGCTAAGGGCGCAAATCATAGGTAGTATCATTAATTCGAAATAACAAAAAGAAAAACTCTAAAAAAGAGTTTTACGCTGGTTCGAATCCAGCAGAGCGCACTAACTATTGGAATTCAACAATGAAACTAAAAGCTTTGATTCTTTGTTGTTTTCTTTTTGGGTGTGAAACAACACAACCAAGATTCGTAAACTCTTATCCAATGCAAGCGTCTCTTGAAGAAACGCAGCATGAAATCGAAAGCAAACTCCACGATCTAGGCTGGAGAATTCTTCCAAGAATAGGTCCGATTGGATATATTACTGCTGTTAATAATCAAACGGCAACAATGAGAGATCATCTTACAATCGATTTATCGATGAGTGGTCATATATCTTTGTGGATTCGTACAGAAATTAAAATCGATCATCATTGGATTGCTCCCGATCATGTATGCGATGGTTATACTTGGGCAAGAGAACAACAACTGCTTTCTCGAATTCTAAGCAGCAGATAAGAAAAAAACTAAAACAAGTTTACAAACGAATAAGAGCTTGCTAGAGTAAGAACATAAGCCAAGGTGGTGAAATCGGCAGCCACAGAAGACTTAAAATCTTCCGACTGAAAGGTCTTACGGGTTCAAGTCCCGTCCTTGGCACTAAATGGATCAAATTCAAATTGATGAATGCATAAGAGCTGTAAGAATGCGTATGCGTTATGGTCACAATAAACAACAAATCGCTGAACAACTTGGGAAGTTCTTTCCTCAAGAATTGTTGTTTCTTGCGTATCATGCAGCACTAATACTAGAAAAACGACGATAACAAAGCCCTTGTGGTGGAATGGCAGACACGGCAGACTCAAAATCTGCTGCCCTTATGGGCGTACCAGTTCAAGTCTGGTCAAGGGCACTCAAAAATGAAGCTAATTATCGAACATACAATACCCTACGAATTATCTCTTGTTGAGGAAATCGTGCTAGATGCCTATACATGGCATAACGTAAAAAATCACGTTCCTTCCATTAAAGACGTTAAGGTAATCTACAGAGAAGAAGTACAAGACAAGATTTGTATTCGTAAATGGTATACACCCAACATTACAGTTCCTTGGTTTGCAAAAGGTAAAATCAAAGACGATATGTTGGAATGGGGCGAAATGCTTACATGGTGTCCCCAAAGTCATTCTGGAGAATTCATTATCGAGCCAAACATTCCAAACGAATGGAAAACTTATTTTGATTGCCAAGGCCAATATAAGTTGGAGAGTGCTTGGATTGAAACAACCAAAAGAATTGTATCTATTAACTTAGACGTAAAAATTCCATTGTTTAGAGGAATAGCCGAAGAATATATTGCTGAAAAAGTAAAAGTTTGGTATCAGCAAGAAGCTGAAGCGTTGAAGATTCTAGCGGCAAAATAACATGAACAAAGAACAAAAGAAACAACTTATTCTTGAGTTTATAAACGGGCCATTACAAAGATATCTCACGGGAGATATATCCTTTGGTAAGTTTAAAGAAGTAATCAACGAAACGTTTGAAGTAGATTTCAGTTATTCAGATCTTTATCCCAGTTATTTGTTCAATGCAGAAATAAAGTATCCACAAGATTTTATCGAAATAAAATAGATTTAGAATACAAATATCGGCTGCTAATCTAAGAACATAAGAGAAACACATAGGCGTATAGCTCAGTTGGTTAGAGCACCTGCCTTATAAGCGGGAGGTCATTGGTTCAAGCCCAATTACGCCTACTAAATTAAATCGTTTTCAAGATTCAAACGTCAATAAAACCATGAAAACAATTATGGCACTCGCACTGGTTGGTTCAATGGTAATGAACTTGAGTATCGAAAAAAGAAACAACAACCCACAATATTGTTATAGGGTAACTGAATCTACATCTGCTTCTTTGTTCACACGAACACAAAGCTTTTGTCACACCACACAAGCTCTTTGTATGAGAAGTGCAGATCGAGCAAGAGAAAGATCATCAGAACATATAGAAGTTTCTGGATGTGAAAGAACAAACAGATTGTTTTGTGTTAGTGTTCATAACACAAGATGGTGTAGCAGCGATCTATATCAATGTTCAGAAACAGCACAATATTTTGGTATAGATCACGGTTGCAGATAATTTATTCTGGACGTTGTAGATTAAACGGATAGTTTACTGTTACAATTCCACCACCTTCGGGTGTTGGAAACTGCCAGCGACGAACAGCGTTCGAAATACATTGACCAACAGAAGGTACTGAAATGTTACTTTCGGTAACGTTTGCACCCATTACTATACCTTCACTTCCTATAATAAACCGTACAACAACTCTTCCTTCCAATGCAGGATTTTGCACTAATCCTTGCTCATGGCAGTGAATGACTTGTGGTAGGTTGCGAATAACAACTCTTCGGATGGATTCTGGAGACAGTAATCCGATTACGCTTGGAGCGGCTGGACGAACAATTGGACCCCTTGTGCCACGATTGCCAAGTCGTGACCCCCTATCAGTACCATAACCGTGATTACCGGAACCTCCAACACCGTTGGTGTTTAAGTTACCGAGTCCAATAACTCCTTCGCCGTTGCCATTTGCACCCCATCCTGTACCAGAATTACCTAATCCGTTATAACCAAAAGAATCACCAATAACATCGCCGTTAATGTTACCGTTTGCATTTTGGCTTTCCAAGCCAGATTCAGTTAATCCTCCAAATGGAGAAATAATGCCTGCGTTGCCGCCAGCTAATGCTCCCCTTGAACCAAGGGCAACAAATATACCTCTGCTTGCTACCATATCACGAGCAGCTTGACGAGACATATGCGGTGGTTCTCCATTGTTGCGAATAGCGTGACGAGCATTCCTAGCAGGAGATTGACGGTTACCCATTTGTCCATCTGGGCCAGAATGTCTTTGACTTGCTGCTCCTTGTTGGCTGGTGGTGGTTTCTTGTTGCGGTTGTTCTATTTGACGTTCTTGTTGACGTTGAATAAACGCACGTAAGTCATTTAATCTTTCTTCTTCATTTACTTGTTGCAAAAGATCATTGTTTGCTGGAACAAGGAAATGCATGGATAGCATGATAAAGATTCCAGCAAAAGCAGAAGCAATGCTAGAAACCAAAAACGGTTTATCGAGTTTTAGTGCAAAAGGTAGTTTCTTGTCTTTCACAACTTTTTTTGCTGTGATGGTTATTCCTTTAACGTTCATTTTGTAACAAGAGGAATCATCGATTAAAGCTTCTTGTGTGTTGGTTTCAACACCATTTATTTCTATTGTTGAGTTGTTTAACGTTAGGAATTTAACTTCGTCTTGTGAATTGATAACAATTGGAACTTGATTTAACTCACCGAGAATATCTGTACCAACAACAAAGTGATTGTTGTTTTTTATCTTTTCGCTTGAAAGAACAAAAGATTGATTGTTGTCGATATGGAAAACTTGTAGTAAAGAAGTTCCCCATGAAACAGTAACTTCAACAGTTTGCGTTTGTTTGTTTTGCATTGTTTTCTTCCTAACTCAACAGCATTAAGCTGTTAAAGATACCGACAACCAACAAACAAAAAGGTTTCAAGAAAAATACTTTTACAAACAAAATTTAGTGTGGCATACTGAAAACATCAAAGGGTTGTTAACTCAGTCGGAAGAGTAGTTGGCTTTTAACCAATTAGTCGAAGGTTCGATCCCTTCACAACCCACTATTCACCCATAGCTCAGTCGGTTAGAGCGTCTGCCTGTTAAGTAGAATGTCCCTAGTTCAAGTCTAGGTGGGTGAGCAAATCATAATCCTCACTATGTAATATCAAACAATGAAGGATTATCCAAATCATAAATGCGCTGATTGCGGCTTACAGTTTTTTCGAGATAAAAAAGCAATCGGTTATCGATGCCCGCTTTGTGAATCGATTAATGTTCAATCTTTATTCGTACTCTGGTATGCAATAGAAAAGGCAAATAATGAGCCACAAACACAAATATATGATTTCAACACGTTGGTTTATGCTCTTCCAAGAAGCACCGGGAGTTATTAGCAAAGACCCTTGTTGGGTTCTTTTCTATGACTGTTACGGTATCTATGATACATCTTTGATTCGATTGCTATGGACGGCAATCAAAGAATACAAAGATGATCGTCACCTTGTTGGATGATAAAAATCATGAGCACACACGAAGTAAAAGTTGTTCGCATCGAATCTATTCACTCTCATCCAAATGCTGATTCTCTTGAACTAACAAACATTTGGGGTTACCAATGTGTTATCCGTAAAGGAGCACATAAAGTTGGTGATCTAATGGCTTATATTGAGCCAGATTATAAGATTAACATTACTCGAAATGAGTTTCGTTTTCTTGATGATGGGAAGGGTAAGGAATGGCAACGTATTACTATGAGAAGGTTCCGTGGAGAGCCTTCTTATGGACTGCTTATCCCGGCTCCACAAGGCTCTGTAGAGGGCGATAATGTCATAGAGCTACTTGGAGTCGAACGATATGAACCACCGGCTCCAAAAGGCTCTGGGATGCCTTCCGGCATCCAAGTTTTTGGACCTAATATTCCTGTTCCTCATTACGATCTTGAAAACTTTAAGAAGTATCATACCCTTTTTAATGAAGGAGAGAATGTGATTCTTACCGAAAAAGTTCATGGCACAAATGCTCGTTATGTGTTTCATAACGGTGAAATGTACTGTGGATCAAGAACCACATGGAAGATGAAGCCGGGAACTCATGTAAAAGACGTTACATGGACTGATGAAAATGGCATTGAAGTAATCAAAATTATCTCAGCCCCAGAGTGTGTATGGTGGACTGTACTAAACCAAAATCCTTGGATTGAGGAATGGTGCAAGAATCACCCAGATGTAGTTCTATATGGAGAGGTATACGGACCAAATGTTCAAGGTGGTAATTTCCATTATGGAAAAAATCAAGGCAAGTATGGATTCGCAGTCTTTGATGTACTGGATCATGGTCGTTGGATTGACAATGCTGAGTTATTTGACAATCCTGTTTATGCTAGTGGTTTACACGAAACTGTAAAAGTTCTTTATCGTGGACCACTAGATAGCGGTTTGCTAGCAAAGCTTGCAGAAGAAGATAGTGCTTACCCTAATCAGAAAATTAGAGAAGGTATTGTGGTTAAGCTCGACCGAGGAGAACGTTATGATCCTCGACACGGTAGAGTTGCACTCAAATATGTTTCAGATCAATACTTGATGAAAAGTTAAGAACCATACAAAATGGTTGATAGCTTAACTGTCCGACGATGCTCACCCATAACGGGTGCTGCGCCTGCTTGTTGAGGTGCGGCTGGTGCAGCTCCTCCTGCGGCAGCAGGTGCCGCTGCTTGTTGAGGATTAATCATTTGATTGTATTTTGTTATGAATTCGTTTACAATAGGTTTGATAGCATCAACGGCTGTAGATACAACTTTGTATAAAGCGTAGATTCCTGTGACAAAAGACCCTGCTGCTAAACCAGCAACCCACATTGCTAGCTTGGTACCAAGAAGATTAGAAAATTTCTCTTTAAGAGACTTAAGCAAACCGGTTGTTAATTGAGTTACGGCTTCTTTTGCACCTGCCTCTGCACCACCAAATGCTGCCTGACCAGCAACTTTACTTGTTGCGCCTTTTGCTTTTTCTGCTGATTTTTTGGCACTAGCCGCAACGCTTAATCCTTTTTGAATTGCACCTTTTGGTAATGCTTTGGATATCTTTGCAAGAATCTCTGAAACCTTTAACTGATCCATAAGTTGTTTTTGCACATATGAAAAAATAACGAAAGCCATTAAACCAAAGGTTACTTTTTTCCAACCAGCCAATTCATCGTATTTTGCTTTTAAGTTCATTAATGCGTTCTTCATGGTATCAATGATACCAACATCTTGATCGGCGGCAGCCTCTTGCTCGCTTAGTACAGCTTGCACTTTGGTTTTTACAGTTTGCACAATTTCTTTGATTTTAGCAAACAGATCTGCGACCGGCTTATAAGTTTCTTCGATTTTCTTGCCAATCACACTAGTCATCATAGGTATGGTTTCTGGTTTTTGAATCATAATCATGATTGCGTTTGCTGTGCTTTTTAGGTCTTTAGCTACAGTCAAAGGTTTTGTGATTTTATCGATAGTGGCAGCTTTAGCCGCTGCACCAACACCAGAAGCAAACTGACCTACTTGCGAAGCAACACCTGTTGCGGCTTGTTTTAGTTTTTGAAACCATTGTTCGAACAAATATTGCTCACGAACGATTTCTTCTTGTTTGTGACGATTAATCGATTCTGTGAGTAGAGGAAGTTTAATACCCAATACCAACTCAATGTGTTTACGAGTTAAACCAAACACTTTGTTCGGATCATTATCAAACAAACCTTCGTTAATAAGCTTTCTGCGAAATGATTTAAAATCGTTTTTGTACAACATACACTTTAACTATTCCCGTGATACGAAAAATGCGAGAACCCACCCCCGGAGATTTGATACAAATCATAGAAATGCCAGATCAAGGCTACTATGAAAAGTCTTTGCGTGGCAAGCTTGGGGTTATAATCGAACATGTACACACAAACAGTTCTCCAAACATATGGAAAATCTTAATCGACAACAAGTGTTGTAATCTTCACTTGTTTGATTTTGTCATCGTTCAATCAACAAAAAAGGAATAACAAAATGGAAAAACAAGCAAACAGCATGTGGATTGCAAGAAAAATGGTATATGTTGGACCATATCCAGCGTTTCAATACGAAGAAGTAACAAAGGAAAAACTAGAACAAATGGCTATGGAAGCTCAGATTCTTTTAGAAGAAGAAGCACATCGTCATACCGAAAATTGTGATTGGTGGCAAGATTGGCACGCTTGTAACTGTGGTGGGTTTTAATCAAAAAGAAAAAGGGAGCTTTCGCTCCCTTTTTCCGTTTTAGTTTATTGATTGTTTTTATCTTGTGCTTTTTATAGCTTCACGAACAATTGTTTTAAGACTTTCTCCAAGTCTACGTCTCATACCGCTACGTTTTGGAAGATCTTCTAAATCTTCATATCCTAAGCTGCCAAGTTCTTTCTTAGCATCTTCTGCTCGCTTGTCTTCATCTTCGAATTTTTTCGATAGTTTTTCGAAATATCTTTCTTCTTCTTCGGCTTCACGTTTGCGTTGTTCCATTTCTCTTGGATATATTTCTTCAAGGTGAGCAATCAACGCACGAAGTTGTTCTTCTGATACGTTTTCTGAGCGTATCCAGCGTGGGCGAATGTTGTAAAGCTCTTTGTACATATCGCTGTACAAACTTATTAGGTCATCTTTATCGCTAATTGTATCTACATATTTAGCTTTTCTATCTAGTTCGCTAGGATCGATTTCGTCTATCGCTTCACGAACAAGACGTTTAAGTTGTTTAACGGTTAGTTTAGGCACTGAAATACTCCTTTAAATCTGTTAGCGATAAATACAGTTTAAACTTTGTTTTTTATCTGCTATGCTAAAAAAAAGAAAGGTATACAATGAACACGTACAGGTTGATAAAGTTTCTTGATATGGATCGAGCAGTATTGAAGCGAAATGGCAAAACATATGTTGCATCATTCGCTGATGTACATGGATCTGGACCAGAGGTGCTTGTATTTCCTGCAACAACGACCGGAACGATCACAGATTGGAGCGAAGTGGACGGAGGCAGAGGATACACTAGCTTGCAAGATTTCCTATCGCAAGCCCTGCTAAACACTAACCGAGTTCAATGAGTTTTGAGGTAAATCATGAAAACGTTTAAAAGCGTGTTTGGATTCGCTGCAAACAAAGAAGAAACAAAAAAAGACAAACCAAAGAAATCAAAAGTTAAAGAAAAAGCCAAGACAAAAGAAAAGATTGAACCAAAAAAGCGTGGTCGGCGGTCTAATGCCGAAATCGCCGCAAAGGCAAAAGAAAAACACGACGCTGAAATTGCTTTGCGTAAAGAGTTGATTGAAAGGCAAAAAGCCGCAATTGTTTCTGGTTCTGTGGCTACAGAACACAACGGTGAAAGTGCGTACCCAGAGTACAAAACCGACTTCTCAACAAAGGTTAAAGATCCAAACTGGATTCCTCCGTGGCCGGTGTTTCTACCGGGACAACGTGTTGAATATATCGTCAAGAAAAAAGACGGTAAAACCTACAAAGGAACCATTGTTGGTATTGATGACATTCATTCTGCTTTTATTCGTGTTTCTTGGGACGATGGAAGCAGCCAGTACCATGCCAAACAAGCTCTTAAGCTTATCGAAAAGAAAACTTATAAAAGCTTATTGAAAGCCAAAAAGAACGAAGGTAAATGAAGTTTTTCAGACTTCAACAACACTTAGTCCAATTATAATTTTTCTCCACATTCTAGCACGACGGAGCATGGTTGCTGCGACGAATTGATTGGAGGATGATGCGCTGCGAATACGGGAAAGTTTTTTTCCAAGCTTGCCCGCACGACTCATAAAACCTTTTCGGTCATCCTCGGAGCCTTTGAACAATCTGCCCACAGAACGTAGAGCAGACTCTTCCTCACCACCAAGTTTTGAACTTTCTTCTTCAAGTTCGGCAAGCAATTGCTTGAAGTTATTTAGCGTGCTACGTATATAGACGATTGCGTCTTGCATATCTAGCTCGGCATCTTCTTCACTAACATATGTTGCATTGTTTGTTTTGTTGATAGGATCATTTTGAATACGAATATCAAGAATATCTCTACTTGAATCACGTAATCTATCTCGCTCACCCATCGCTACCTTGGATTTGCCGTAATCTAAATGACGCACAATAGACAGATATCTTCCATCACTTGTTTCGATTGCAAAAGCCATGACTCATAGCCCTCCCATTTCTAGTTCTTCCACGCTTTAATTGTCTTACAGTTATTCTAGACATTACATCGCTCCTTTTAAGCTTCAAACTCTAAATATATCACAATCGGAGTAAAAAAAGTGAAACTAACAGATCGACAACAAAGCGAGTATCTTGCAGCAATATTGCTTGAAGTTAGAGCGTTACGAGATCAAGTAAAAAATCTTGAAAAAGAAGTCAAAGACCTTAAAAAGACTGTTGTTAATCACACTCATACACCAATAAATCCAACATAACTCTTGTTGATTCTCTTCTATTGGTTATGTTCCACTATAGTTGATCGCACCAACTTCTTTGTTTTTCAATGTCTTCTGGTTTACCGGCTCCAGTTGGACCCCAATCTGGAAGTTCTTGCATTCCAGATTGTAACATTTGGTTGTTAACCAAAACTCCACCACCCATTTTGTTTTTCAATATAGAAACATGGTTGGCATCTGGTACAACATACAACGGTAATCCACTCGCTAAAGCTAACTCGACGCTATGCTTTAATGGTACTTTGTCGTCTTTGCCGCCGTGAATGATTATACCACTTCCACCAGCAACGCTACCATCTAAACCGGTTGCCCAAGAACGTTTCCAAGCTGGTGCAACAAAGTTAATTGCGCCCGGCTTATTGGCTCCGTTCATTAAAGCTTTTATCATGATTGCTCCACCTCTTGAATAAACAACCATTGTTTTTGGTTTTTCATCCTTGAGATATTCAACTGCTGTATGCAATTCATCGTCGCTAATTGCACCAGTGCCAGCAAACATAGGGCATCCTTTACCTTGAGAAACATCGCCCGCATCTTGCCATGTAACATCACAAGCCGCAATTCGCATATCTTGTGGCTTCATGCCAAAACCATGAAATGCACCAATATCAATATCTTCAAACAATAAAGGATAAAGCTTCATGAATATACGTATTCAATACCTTTAGAAACGTAGTATGTTCTGCTATAATCTTTGTATGACAAACTCAATCAAGCCTTCAAGGTTCGTAGGTCTTCACGCTCATAGCACTGTTGGGAGCATTGGAAAAAGTAATCAGCATACTATTTATCCCACAGAGGTATGAGTATGCAAAAAGAATGCTGTGTGTGTCAAAAAGAATATATCGACACAACAAAACGTAAAGTTGGAAAAACTTGCAGTAAAGAATGTGCCAAAAAACTTTCTGTTGCAAAACGCAAAGAAAATGGCACATATACCCAAACTGAAGAGCAAAAAGCGAAAATATCAGAATCGCTAAAAGCGGCATATGCCAGCGGTAAACATTCTGTTACAATAGAGGCTGCACTAAAAGCAATTAACGAATCTTCTGATAAACAAGAGATTCTACGTCGAAGAGTAAAAACATATCAAGAAAGATATGGGTCTGGTGATGGTAAAGCTGCGGTTCTAGAAAAATCCAGAAAAACATCACTAGAAAAGATTGGTGTTGAACATTGGTCCCAATCTAAAGAAGGTAAAGAAAAAATATCAAGTATCCATTCTGGAAAGTATGTTTCCCCCGAAAGAATCAGAGCTTTATCGCAAGCTGCAATGAAAAGTCAATCAATACATTCTAGATCTAAGAAAGGATTTAGAGAAGATCTTGACAGTTTTTTTCGTTCGACTTGGGAAGCAAACTATGCCCGTTATCTAAACCATGTCGGCATCAAATGGAAATATGAATCCATAACTTATAATCTAACGGAAAACAAAACTTACACACCAGATTTTATTCTTGACGATGGAACAATAGTTGAAGTAAAAGGCTGGTTAACTAAACAAGGTAAAGAAAAACTGGATCTCTTTAGAAAAGAATATCCAGATGCTAAGATTGTAGTTGTAGATCGTAAAGCTTATAATGAGCTCAAAAAACTCTATCAGTTCAAACTTGAAAAATGGGAAACATGAACAAAAAACCTAATCGTTTCGTAGGCTTGCACGCACATTCAACACTGAGCATTGGAGATGCGATTGGACTTCCACAAGAGCATATCGATTATGCTGTTTCTAACAATATGGACGCTCTTGCTCTAACCGATCACGGTAGTATGGCTGGAGTATCTCACCAACAAATTCATGCAAAGAAGCTCAAAGACAAGGGAGTTAAGTTCAAGGTTATTCCCGGTGTTGAAGCTTACTTCATTGATTCATTGTCTGAATGGTCAAAGCTTGTTCAAATTCAAAAAGCTAACAAGGCTCTTGCGAAGGCTATTAGCATTGGAAATGAAATGGCTGAAACAGAAGCAGAAATGGATGCCAAACATGGCAAGGATTCATCGGAAGATGAAGAAGGTGGCACTGTTGTAGAAATTGAAGCAGAATCAAAGAGCAACAAGTTCTCTGATCCAATCGCTCAACGTAACCATATTGTTCTTCTGCCCAAGAACAATGCTGGACTCAAAAGCCTTTTCCAAATGGTTTCAGAAAGCTATATCGACGGCTTTTATCGTTATCCTCGTATTGATATGAATACCCTTAAGCGTCATGCGAAAGGTAACATCATTGCTAGCTCTGCTTGCATCGGTGGCCGTCTTGCTCGTACAATCTTCGACAATCAAGATCAATCGCTTGATTGGAAGGATTGGGGAGTTAACCGTCATAACTACAACAAAATCATGACCGAACTAAAGGGTATCACCGAGCGTTTTGTTGATGCTCTAGGTGGGCCAGAAAACTATTATCTTGAACTCCAGATGAACAAGCTGTCAGCACAACATCTTGTCAACTTCTATCTCATGGAGCTTGCCAAGGAAACAGGTCTAAAGCTTGTTGTTACCGTAGACTCTCACTACTCCAACCCTAATCATTGGAAGGAACGTGAAGTCTACAAGGCTATGGCTTGGGCATCAAAAACCAAGGGAACAATTGATCCAAACACTCTTCCTCAAACCGTTGAAGAACTTAAGTGCGAGCTATATCCAAAGAATGCCGATCAGCTTTGGAATACCTACCTTGAACAAAAGGCAGCATATCCAGATCTTTATACTGACGATCAACTTATCTGTGATGCAATCGAACGCACACACGATATTGCTCATAACCTTATTGGTGACGTTTCTGTTGACCGTTCTGTTAAGCTTCCCGGTATCGGTCGTCTAATTGAAAAGAACGTCCTAGAAAAGCTTCTAGAGGCTTCTAACGATATGTCTGAAGATGATGTAGCGTTCAAGCAATTGGTTCAACTTGCTATTAATGGTTTGCGTAACGTTGGACGCAATCATGATGATGTTTATATCAAGCGATTGAAGTATGAGCTTGAAACCATCAAGCATCTTCGCTTTGCAAAATACTTTCTCACATATCACAAGATTATGGATATTGCTGGAAAGGAAATGCTTATCGGTAATGGCCGTGGCTCTGCTGCTGGTTCGCTGCTATCATATGTTTTGAACATTACACAGGTTGATCCTATTCGTTTTGGCTTGCTATTCGAACGTTTCTTGGTTAAGTCTAAAAAGTGTTTGCTCCCCACTACTTATGTATTGGCACATGATCATCGTCTAGTAACACTTAAAGATGTAAAAATGTTAAAAGATTTGGAAGTTGGGGATATGGTGTATACACATACAAAAGCATGGAAACCAGTTGTAAGCAAAGAAGAAACACTGCATAAAACAATTGTAGAATTTGAACTAGAAGACGGTACTATTCTTACAAGCAGCCCCAACCATCTTTGGATTGTTATTCGTGAAGGAAAAGAAATAGAGGTTAGGGCCGATGAAATCAGAGAAACCGACGAGTTTATTAAAATGCTGTAAAAACTGTGGAAATGAGTTTGAGCTAATAATTCCAGAAAAAAATGGGAGTGGTAGCTCAAACTCACTTAGACGAGTTTTTTGCAATGACAAATGCAAAAATCAGTTTGGTAGGAATAAAGAAGAAGGAAAAGTAAATCGTATTTGCAAAATATGTGACAAAACTTTTCTTAGCTATCCTTCACAGAAACGCTCTTACTGTTCTAGAAAATGTCAAAATGAAAGTAAAAAAGTAGCACACGTTGAAAGAAAGTGTGAATACTGTAACAGTATTTTTGAAGGCAAGCCAAGTGATTTGAATGTGTATTTCTGCTCTAGAGAATGCTTCCATAAAGCCGGAAGAGAAGTAAAAACTTGCATTACCTGTAAAAAACAGTTTGAAATAAAAAAATCTGATAATCATATTCAACGTTGCAGTCGTCAATGTCAGTTCGTTGATCAGTCGAACGGTAAAATCAAAATACACCTAAATGGCAGAACAGGTTATCGCATTGATTTAGGAATGAAAGATTATTTCAAAAGTGCTCTAGAGGCAGATTATGCAAGGTTCCTTGAATATTTTGGGATTCAATACATTTATGAAGGTAAAACGTTCCTAACAGCTATAGGGGCATATACTCCCGACTTCTTCTTGCCAGAACTAAACTTATTTGTTGAACTCAAAGGTGTAGAGGATAATGGAAAACCATTCGAAAAAATGATGACAAAGAATCTTTTAAAGCACCAATCGGTACTAGAACAAGCCAGCAAAATAATAACAATAACACAAAAAGAGTTTATAGCTGGAATAAAAGCTGCTAATCTATGGTCAACTATTCCCAACCTAGAACAAAGAAACTATAAAAAAACAAAAGGATTGGTTGTCACATATGAAGATCAAACAAATCAACAAAGTAAACCTAGCAACTCCAATCAATCTGGTTGATATTGGAGTTGAAGGCGATCACACGTTTTTTGTAAGCGATAAACCAAACGGAAACTTTTTCCTTACACATAACTCATTTCCCGACATCGATTCGGATTTTTCTGACCGTGATCGTGCCGTAAAGCTTCTTATTGAGTTCTTTGGTTCAGAAAACGTTATTCCTGTAACTAACTTTGCACAACTCCAACTTCGTTCTCTTATCAAAGATGTTGCTCGTCTACACAACCTTCCATTTGAAGAGATTAACGCTGCGACAGGTAAGATTGAGAAAGAAGTGCTTGATGTTGCCAAGCAAGTAGAAGGCTTTGATCGTGGTACATGGGTTCTTACCTTTGAAGCTGCATTGGAGGATTCTCCTACCTTTCAAGAACTCATGGAAACTTATCCAGAATTCCAAACCACTATTAAAGTGCTATTCAAGCAAATGCGTGGCCTTTCACGGCACGCTGGAGGAGTGATTATTACCGAAAATAGTCGTGAAGGTATGCCTCTTATCAAAGCTGGTGGAGAGCTACAAACACCTTGGCCGGAAGGTGTAAACTTTCGTCATCTTGAAGAGTTTGGTCTTCTCAAGTTCGATATTCTTGGACTTGGTACACTTCGTATGTTCGAACAATGTGTGCGACGTATCTTGCAAAAGCAAGGCACCAAGAATCCATCATTCAAGCAAATCAAGCAATGGTTTTGGGATAACCTGCATCCAGATAACAACCCAATGACCGATCCAAAAGTTTTCGAGAACGTATTTTGGAATGGAAACTACACAGGTATCTTTCAATTCATCAACGATAAGACACAAAACTTCATGCGTCAGATGAAGCCAAAGTCTGTAACCGATATTGCAATTGCAACGTCTATCTTCCGTCCCGGTCCTCTATCCCTTAAGGTCGATCAACGGTTTTTGAACAACCGAGCAAATCCAGAATCTGTTGTATACAAGCACCCTCTTCTCAAAGAAGTGTTTGCTGAAACTTCTGGACTTCTTGTGTTCCAAGAACAGCTTCAAATGATTTATCACAAGCTTGCTGGTGTTCCTCTAGAAGACACAGATGGTATTCGTAAAGCGTTTACCAAGAAGGATATTAGCAACAAGGAAAAGGCACAAGCAGAACGTAACAAGCTACGTCAAAGCTTTATTGAAGCTTGCGCTAAAGCTAACAATATCGATGCAGAAGATTGCGGCAATATCTTTGACGAAATGGAAAAGCTTGTTGCTTATTCATTCAACAAGTCTCACGCTGTTTGTTATGCGATCACTACATGGCAATGTGCTTGGTTCCTAACGTATTATCCAGATGAATGGGTTGCAACATATATCGATTATTGTGCAATCTCCAAGGGCAAGGTAACAGGCAAAGAAGACCCAAAGGCTATTGCAATTAAAGAAGCAAAAGCTCTTGGATATGAGCTAACAAAGCCAGACATTAATGTGTCTGAATATGAGATTATCTCTCACCCTTCTTTCAAGAAAACTCTTGTGCCAAGCTTTAGCTCACTGCAACACGTTGGTAAAACTGCTGTTTCTGAGATTCAACAGTTTCGTCCATATAACTCAGTCAAGGATTTGTTGATTAATCCAAATGGTTCATGGCGTCACAGCAAGTTCAACAAGAGTGCTCTATCAACTCTTGTCAAGCTTGAAGCACTTGGCTCAATGGATATTGTTGGTGAAGGCAAACTGTTTAAGAACTATAAGCAAGTGTATGCTGTGCTTGTAGAGAAAAACGATTTGTTTAAACGTATTACTTCACGCAAGAAGAACAATGATATCACAGCAGAGCTTGAAGCTGCTATTGCAGAAGTTCAAGATATGGAAGATTGGACCAAGGCAGAAAAGCTTGAGTTTACAAAAGAGCTAGCTGGTTCTGTAGATTTCGATCTACTTCTGTCAAAGGATTCTAGAGAAAAGCTTGATGAGCTTGGCTTTGAATCTATCGACAACTGGAGCGAGAAGGGCAACTACTGGGCTATTGTAGCTTCTGCTGGTCTAGCTAAAACCAAGACAGGCAAGACTTATCTCAAGCTTCGTTTGTTTGCCGAAGCTAACAAAGAAGTCACTTGTTTTATCTGGGGTTGGAAGGGTGACGTAAACCTTGTTCAAAACGATGTGATTGTTGGATTGTTTGATAAAAGCGATTTTGGATTTTCAGCTTATCAAAACAAGATTTACAAGATCAGCTAAGGTTGATTAACAGCAGGCTTCACAGCCCCTTTGCGTTGTCTTGTTTTCTTATAAGCTATTTCACCGCTTGGCAGACGTTTGGCTTTTCCGGTCATAATGTCTCTGCCAAGTTGTAGCTTTTCTCCACCATAAGTTTTAAAGAACTTCACAATAGAAGATGTGATGCCGCCAAGTTGTTCTGCATCAGCAACAGCACTATGCCAATGTTTTGTTGACACATCAAACGCTGTTCCTAAATGTCCAAGCCTACTAACCCAACGACCATGTTCATCACGAAGCTTGATTAACAAGTTGTCGATATCTGGATTGGTTGCTCTCATATCTTCTAAGCCAGCCAACAAAGGTTGCAAGTATTTTGTTGTTAATGTTACTGTATCAACAACTGGATACTTTGGTATAAAGTCCATACGATGACGTAGCTTTAAAGCATCGTTTATTTGGCGCATATCGAATTTTGCGTTATGAGCCACCAACACAGGATTACGAGACTCAAATTGAGAGATAAACTCTTTAAATCCTTGCAAGAGTTTTCCTTCTTCTTCAATAGGAACGTCACCACCTTCATAAGCCGTCATTTTTAACACATCGTCAATAGACAAATGTGGAGCTTTTGACACAAAGGTTCCAGCAGCAATCTTTTCACGCTCTTTAGCTATTTGTTTTTCAACGGCTGGAGTGAGTTTGCTTTTCATTGAATACACACCAAGGTTTTCTCCTGTGTTCATATCAACGGCAACAGCAGCGATTTCTGTGATTAAAGAATAAGGATTCTTTGAACTCATACCAGTTGTTTCGGTATCAAAAAATATAAGCACATGACTGCCCAACCATTCAACTAGTTGTTCAATTGTATATGTTTGTTTTTCTAGTTTACCTTCTAATATAATTGCTTTAATTATGGCTTTAAGATGTTTGATGCTTGTCATATACTATAGTTATGTAGCGCATACATTATCTTTAAACAAAATATGTTGTACGCTACTATAGTAGTATACACAACGGGCCTATAAAGGTTTCGACAGGGAAGGAGATTGTTAGATTGCACGGTAGCAGACTATGGCTGCTTTAAAACATATAAACGTTAAGTGCCAACGACAATGCACAACCTCTAGCTCTCGCTGCTTGATTCAGTGACCTAGACGGGCTTACAAGGTTCCATCTGTACGTTGTAAGTTTGTCAACAATCAGATTGCTGCTAACTTCCTTGATTCGTTTAGAAGTTAGTTTAAGACACAAGCGAACACCTTGATTGAAGTTGTTTGTTGATTTGATAAAGGTTACTTATAACAAACTATGCCGTGTAGTATATCTGATTTGACACTTTTCTGGACGAGAGTTCGATTCTCTCTAGGTCCACTCATCTTCGGCGGTACGCAAACTGGAAAAGCGGCCTACCTGTCTTGTAGGTGTTTAACAAAACTGTGAAAACGGTAATGTTACTTGAACGTTCGAATCGTTCCTGTCGAGCCATATTAAAACAAGTCTTTTAAATTAATTGTATCTCTTACTTTAGGCTTGTATAATTTACTTTTACCTGTTAAACTTAGCAAGTTTGGCAATACACGATAGCTTGTTCGATCATGTGTATGTCCAGTTAAAACAACCATTTTTTTGTCTGTATGTTCCAACATAATTTCTCTTAGTTGTGTTCCAAGTATACTACTAGAAAAATGTGTTAAAAATCCTGTTATCATTGTTACACCAAAATGAGTGCAATTTTCTCTATATGGTGGAACATGAGTAGCTAACACAATTCTTTTTGCTTTGTGTTTCTCAAAACTAGTTTTTACCTTTTTTATTAACTTCTCAGCAAATTCTGTGCTTAGTTTGTTTAACACAAACTTTAGTTCTTCATTGTTTGAAATAGTTGTTAATTCTTCAATGGTGGTATAATCTTCCCTCATTACAAGTTTTTGCAGCAATCCACTTTCTCCAGAACTATATCCTCCATCCCACCAATTTTCTCCCCCAATTAATAAAGTTTGATTATCCAACCATACACCATCAATTTCACTTAACGCAATAATAGAATTGTCAACTCTTGAATATGTTTGCAATCTTTCAAGTTCTGTTTTTATAGAACTTCGGTAACAATCATGATTACCAAGCACAAACCATATTGGCTTGTTATCAAGTTCTTTTTTAAGTTTATGTAAATAATATTCCCAAGTGTTGCTTTGAGCTATGTCACCTGTTATCAATAATGCATCGTGTTTTTTTGCATCAGTAACAAATTCTTTCCATGCTTCTTTTGAAGCTAACTCAAAATGAGTGTCTGTTGCCCAACCAATTTTTTTATAATATGATTGCATAAAACTAACTAATATTTAGTTAACATGAAACTTTATTCAATTTTGTTCGAACAAGCTGAAAAAGAATTTATTTCATATACACCACCAAAATTCGCTTTGTATGTTCAAGAAGGATATGCAAATGGCTTGGTGCTTATTAATTGTAACAAATTCTTACAAAGTTTGAAAAACACCGATATATCAATAAACGATTATATCGCTGGTATGATTATGGTCGAAGATTCTTATGATGGTTGCTTGGGAGCAAAACAAGTAACTAACGTTGCTGGCTCACCAAGTTATAAAGGTGCAGGAATAACCATGTACGCTCTTGCTAGCGATTATTTTGGTTCACCTTTAACCTCAGATAGAGGTCATAGTTCTTCTGTTGCAGCAATAGAAACATGGACCAAAATAGAAAACAGTTCTGAATGGAAAAAAGTTGGTCAAGGACTTGATAACTATCGTGATTCAGATTTAGGTAAAAACTATTTTAAAATATCTGGAACTCATCCAAATCGTAAAGCCTTAAACCTTGGAAATACACCAGCAACTCCAGAAGAAATAGATGATTGCCCCTTGCCTACAAAACAAGGATCAGTTTTAACAATTAACGACACAATAAAGATTCTTGGAACCGCTGATGCTTACAAATATAATGGTCCATTAAAAGCTAAACCATTAATTGATCGATGGGAAAGTCTTAAAGATCAAATAAACAGCGATCCAGAAAAACACAACCCAGATAAATTTGACTTAGATGAACAAATTGAAGATGCAGCAACATGGCTGTTTAACAGCCGTTATAAAGGCTCAGAAACAACAAGATAATCTTCTTTCTTAAGAAAGAACTTGCTCAACAACTTCTAACATACCATCAATTGTGTCAAAATCATGGATATTGTCCATGTCAACCATTGCCCAATCGGTATGCTCATTTAAATCTAAATCTATACATTGTTGAGGATCACAAGGCATTAATCCAACAAACCATGTAAGATTATCCCTAACTTTAAGGTTTTTAAGCTTTGTAGGGGTTATACCAATTTCTTCTTCGCATTCCCTTATAGCAGCTTGTTCTGCTGTTTCTCCATCCTTAATACCACCACCGGGAAATCCCCACTTCATCGACCTCGACGCCCGTTTTAATATCAGCACTTGATTGTTGTAGGTTAACACAACCAACGCAACTTTACGTTCGTCATTCTCAAAAAGTATAGAATGAAGCTTCATATGGGTATATATTGCAATACTTAAGTATCATGAAACTATATCCAATATTGTTCGAAGAAAAATCGATTGAACCAAAACTAACATCCAAAACAGCAACAATCGATGAAGTGCGACAATACTTTAAACACTTCCATTTGTCTCGCAAGTTTCTCGGTGCACCAACCTTTACCTTTACTCCAAGAGCACCCCCAGAACCCTTCCACGATATAGAAGGTAACGTCATTGAAGATGATTTCACAGAAAGAATATCTCTTGCAGCAAATATAGAAGATGCAAGAGAAGCAATCAAAGACTACAATGAAACCTATTACTACGTCTATGCAACACAACAAGATAAAGGCATCACAGACATAGAAACCAATATGCCAAACTGTCCAAAAAATCCACCACCAGAATACGGGGACAAGTTCGATATGTTAAAGTGGCTAAAGAAAAATGAACCACAAGAACTAGAAAGAATAAAAAAAGAAAAAGCTAGTTACTTGGCACCCTCAAAACTAGCACCAGATATCAAAAAACAGTTCAAAGGTTGTGTGCCAGACTCAAATGAAACTCATGAAAAATGGAGCCTTAAACCCCTTACAATGATTTTTATCGGCACAATCGGTGAAGCAAACAACGAAGTCCAACTATCAAAAGATGGTGCCAGCATAATGGGTTTATAACCCTTCAGCGTTGTACTCTACACCAGTTTCATCAAACTCTTTTGCTTTCTCAGCAACATCATCAACAAACTCAACCTTATATCCATTCTGCTCCATAAATCCAACAGCATCCGTTATTTGATCTTGCTTTATCGGTTCTTTGGGATTCGAACTAGCATATTCGTTGCTGTCTTCCAAATATCTAAAATCAGTTCCATCAAATGTGCTTAACCATGCTTTATGATTTCTTATCGCACGTTCATCTGATTTGTTGAAGTATATAATGTTGTCATCAGTCCATAAACGACTTGCATCCCTTGGTGCCATATATGGAACAACATCTCTCTTGTCTCCAACAGCAAACAATACTTTGCTTTTCATCATTCCTTCTGGAACTTCTTCGTGTTCTCCAGCTAAACCAGATTCCATCCAATCTGGAGAGTGATGGTATGTTCTTAATGAACTGCCAAAACTCTTGATCTTGTCAGAGTCTAAACGGTATACATCACTCTCAAACAATATCTCAGATAGTTTCATAACCAATAATACCTTCCTTGGGTATATCTTTAGTTGATATCACTTCATATCCAGCAGCCGAAGAAGAACGATCAACAACTTTATCGCCGTCAACCTTTATCAAAACTAACTCTTCGTCTTCATCAAATCTATCTCCCAACCAGTTCATCACAGCTTCCTCGGCATCATCTTTGCTGCCAAACAAATATACACCAGCTACATCTTCCATGTCTTTAGGAGCTTGAACCTTTAATCCATTCCGCAATATACTCCGCAAACGACGCTTCGACGTAACGTGATACAAAATCTCCTCAAACAATATCTCAGACAACTTCATGGAACATAACCCCATTCATAAATGCTATTCCCATCCGTAAACAACTCAGA